TCTTCCGCAAGATCAACAGTTACAAGGGTCATATCATCCTCACTTACTGAAAGGTAGGAATCACGCTTCTTCAATGGTGAAGAAATGTCTGGCTTAATCAACTCTTTATTCGACTCGTCCATATCCTTAAGTCAAGGAATTGCTATATAACTATTTAGGATATACTCACAAATGGGTAGTGCGCTTTAATAGTGCTACTCATATCTGGGTAACATGCCTGTCGGCGTTTATCGGAAGAAAAACAAGAAAGGTCGCTGGATGTATTTCCGTAGCGGCAAACTTATTTCTAAGAAATCGTACGACTCGTCCAAGTCACGAAAGCGTTCCACTCGGAAGGGTGGCGTCCGTAAAACTAGTCGTCGGGCATACACTCGTACAACTAATAGGAGATCAATGAAGAAATCAATTCCACACCCAAGCGTTACTGGTATGGCGTCTGGGCTAGCAATAGCCGCATACCTAAATCAAGGAACAACCACTACGACAGCAACAGGTACAGGCTTAGGTACTGTTATGACTGCTGGAGAAGGTGTGATTAAAGATATTACAGATGGTCAACTTGGACAAGCATTCAGTACTCTCTCAACCAATGCAATCAATATGATTGGGAGTGATGGCGGAAGAAAGACGTTAGTGACTGCTGGAGGTATTGCTCTACTCGGAGCATTTGCACGAAAGCAGTTTCCACAACTAAAACTAGGAGGAAGTAAACTATACTTCAGATTATAAAATGGTAACAACTATACAGAGAAGTTTTGACGCCACGCCCACCGATAAGGAATATTTTTCCCTAACGGACAACATGAATAGTAGCAACTTAGGTAATATCCAAGTTCCACAGGGATCAACTAGGATCTCCAGAGTGGATTGTGCTTTTGACACTACCAACGCTAAAGGCTACCAAGTCGTATGCCGTTTACTCGGTTCTAATATGTCAGAACAGAACTTTACGATTATGGGAGTAGCTGGAGATACTGCGGATGCTGGAGCATGTGTTGGTTTCCAATCTGTTCCTGTCGCTTTCGGTATATCTGGAGTTAACAATATAGATCTACAAATTGCCGTACAATTCGCTTCAGGCGGTAGTGCATCGGCAAGTTCTGGGTCTGTAACTCTTTACTTCGAGTAAGCCTTGAATGGCTAAAAAGCAAATAGCAACGTTTCTCGGCGCAAGTAAGAGTCTGATTACTCTCGGTGATCACATCTATGCATTATCGGGTCAAGTACAATATACAGACACGGAAACTACTTTCATTGACGGTGAAACAGGTAAATATTATTCAGATGTATTTATCCAATATTCTAGCCTGTATTATGGTAGTGATGATCCGACTGTCAAGGTTTACTTTAATGGCATATTGATTATAGCAACCGCCCATTCTACTACTGAAGATGCCGGTAAAAATATGCCCTTGCGCATAATTATACCACCCTTAACCACCGTAAAAGTTACGGTTACCAATCAGGATAGTTCCGCTCAACAAGGCTTTATTTTTATGAAAGGCCGCACTTATGATCAATGACCCTAGCCGCATCTAAATCAGTCTCTAGGGCAAAGGGTGGTAATATTTACGGGTGGAGTGGAAGTCATCCTCTCACCTCTTCCGCTGTCACCCTCCTTGATTATACTAATCCTTCTGCTTTCTATTTAACACGGATAACGTTAGGAGTAGATTGGAGTGGGATTAGTGATGGTGAAGTTTTAAGTTATATTGTATCAGTGGACGGTCAGGCTTTATTTGTCGAGAAATTCGTAGTCCTTGTTAATAATATTGGCATACAGCCTAAAATGTTTGAATTTATGATACCGCCAAATTCAACCGTTAAGATCCAAGCTACACAGGATTCTAATAATGGGGCTATTTCGTGTATCCTGACGGGGTATCGAGTATGAAACTTCCAAAAAGTGAAAAGGATTTTGAGGAGTTATTGAAGGGGATAAAGTGGAATAGAATTATTCCTCCTATGGTTTCAGTCTTACAACCAGTTATCATTTTTGGATTGTGGTTAGGTTTTGCAAAGTTAGATAAGAGAGCAGACGCAGTATCTAAATTAATCGCAATAGCGGAACCGATACCTACGATAGATCTAAACCTTCCGAGACCTGTTGTCTTGGCTTCTTTGTATCATTCCGTTGACGAGGCTTTAGATGTTTTGAAAGATGTTATAGATTATATCAAAGATATTGATATTCCATCGGCAAAAGATATAATTAATGAACTTAAAGAAGAAATTGCTCCAGATCCGATAACTTCAGAAGAAGGAGCGCAGATAATCTCAGACTTTCACGATTGCGTAGACGGTTACAAAAGAGATACTCCAAAACTTTTACAAAATAAATACACAAGAGGATTATACGTCAATACCTGTCTATTAAGAAAAGGTTGGGGAACGGAAGCAGTTAAACAAGTAATCAGAGACTTGATAATATGACCGATTTAACATTCGCTTTAATCTGGATCCTTTCGTTTTTTCTCTATTTGGGAATTTACACTTGGCATATACCTTTACGGACTCAGAAAAAAATTGAAAGCTGGTTGAAGAGTTCTGAATCTGACGAGACTCTTCTTATGTCTTTAGATGTAATTACTAAAAAGATAAGAGAACAGATGTTAATTGATTTTGAGGAATTTATGTTGCCACAAGCTAGAGAGAGTCTTAAAAAATTTTGGGCTGGAGCAATGGGAAATGCTGCTCAAGAATTGAAAGGTTCTGAAGAGGGTTCTCAACTTTCTTTGTTGCATAATATTACTCAAGATCTAAGCGGACAGCCTTGGTATGTTCAAGCCTTGGCTTCTAAAATGTTGCCGATGATTACAGAAGCGGCGGCCAAAGGATCTAAAACCAAGACTGACGCAGTGCTAGGCATGGGATTGCAGAAATAACGCACTTTAAACGCACTCTGACGCATCAAACACGCAACCCCAACCCATTGACACCCTAAGCTCCCCCATTAATCTTACGACCACATAGAGAGCAGGTCGCCGATACACGACCCCAGTTCACGTTGTAGCATGAACAGATCATAGTTTCTCGTTGATACTATGTAGTAGGGATATAATTTCACATCTCCAACATTCCCATATTACTATACCATGATTATTGGTAGTGCATTTATCACAGTATAGCATTATAGTTTCCTTTCTATTTGATTAACAATGGATGTTAAGGCTTTATGAAAAGCAGTAGGACTCCAGTTCTCGTCATAAATCTCACTCTCCCATAACTCGTCATCTGAACAATAAGCTTGTAATCTTAACCAAATTACTTTTTTAGCTTCTTTAATTGATGTCTGTTTCATACTTGTTCCCAACGTAGACCGTCACTTGCTTTCCATACCCAGTAGAAGATCCCTTCTTTAGGCCAATGTGATGCCGTCTTGAAATCCTTTAACAGATAGAAGGATGAGGTAGAGTATGACTCTTTCAATTTAAGTTCCTCTTGTGGATGGTATGTAAATCGCTTTACTCCATCTTCGTCTAAGTAGTTTTTAGTATCAACTACACGGCATGTAACCTTCACACCGTCTTTTATACCCCCGTCTGTCTGAATCTTACAATCTTCCGCAAGATCAACAGTTACAAGGGTCATATCATCCTCACTTACTGAAAGGTAGGAATCACGCTT